AGACCGACCCGAGCGTGGTGCGCCGCCCGCTCTCCGCCAGCCTGCGGCGCGCGGTGGAATACGTCGACAATAGCTTCGGGCCGGTCGTGGTCGAACCCATGCGCGATGTATTCGAACGCAATGAAACGATCACGCTCAAGGCACAAGGCCAGACCGCACGCCAACTCCTGCGCCGCTGGCTCTGGTCACTTCGTGGACGGCAGGCCAGCTTCTGGCTGCCGACCTGGGGGTATGAGCTGCAACTGCGCGCGGCTATGACTTCGGGATCGGTGCTGATGCGCGTCGCCCCGGTTGCGCCCATCGCGGCCTATGTCGGCCGCCCGATCATGCTGGAAATGCCCGGCGCGCTGCGGTTCCGGACCATCAATGCCGCAATCGAGGACGGGCCCGACCATCGCCTGACGCTCAGCTCGAACCTCGGCGAGCCGGTCCCGCTCACAACCAAGGTGCATTTTCTGACCGCGATGCGCGCGGATGCCGACCGTGTCGAGATCCAGCATGGTGCTGTCACCAGCGAGGTGACGTTACCTGTCATCGAGGTGTCCGCATGACCTATTCCAGCATCGAGTCCTCGGTCGCCGAAGGCCGACCCTATTTCCTCTACCAGTTCGCAGAGGGCGATCAGGTCTCGCGATTCACCAGCCGGGCTGCGGCCTTGACCAGCGCGGGGAGCGGCGGGACGGAGATCACCTGGGAGCCTGCCGACGTCGCCCATGGCGATGTTGTGCAGACGAGCGAGATCGAGCGCGGGCGACTGGAACTGACCTAGCCGCTCTCGCATCCCTTCGCGCGGCGGTTCCTGGCACCCTTGGGCAACACGCCCGTGACGCTGACCATCTTCCGCGGACACGAGCAGGTGCTGGGCGAGACGGTGGCGCACTGGAAAGGACGCGTGGTTGGCGCCGAGGTCGAGGGGCAGCGCATCCTGCTGCAGGCCGAGTCGATCTTCAGCACCCTGCGCCGCGCCGGTGTGCGGGCGAAGTATCAGCGGCTTTGCCGCCATGCGCTCTACGGTCGCGGCTGCGGCCTCGACATCGCGCTCTATTGGCTGACTGGCACGGTGACGGCCATATCGGCCAACACCCTGAGCGTGACGATCCCCGAGGCGGCCGGGCAACCCGATGGCTGGTATCGCGGTGGCGTGCTGCGCTTTGGCGTGCAGCTTGGCTTTATCACCGGCCATGCCGGAGCAGTGCTGACCCTCTCGCGCCCGATGCCGGATCTGGCTGCAGCTATCGCCGCACCAGAGATCGATCCGGAGACCGGTGACCCTCTGCCTGTCCTCGTCGACATCGCCCCCGGCTGCGATCTGCGCGCGGCCACCTGTGCCGCGAAATTCGGCAACCTTCTGAACTTCGGGGGCTTCCCCGAGATCCCCGGCCGGAACCCGCTCGGCGGCGGCTCCATCGTCTGAGGTGCCCTCATGGTCTGGACCTTCATTGCACGGCTCGTTCTCGGGCTGGTGCTCTCGGCGATTTCCTATGCGCTGAGCCCGCGCCCCAAAATCGAGAAGCCACAGGCGGCGGGGCTTGATGATTTCTCGCTGCCCACCGCCGAGGAAGGGCGAGCGATCCCGGTGGTGTTCGGGACGGTGCTGATCACCGGGCCGAATGTCGTCTGGGCAGGCGATCTCAAGGTCGATCCGATCAGGAAGAAAGGCGGGAAGAAGTGACGCGCGTGACGATCCAGGACTTGCGCAACGCGCGCTATTGTCTCGCGGGCGTGCGTCCATGGTTTCGAAGGCATGGGCTCAGCTGGCAGGAGTTTCTGGAACACGGCATCGCGGCCGACCGACTGCGAGCCACCGGCGACGCGCTGGTCGAACCCGTGATCGAGGCGGCCGAGACACGGGAACACACGCATGGGCGGTAGCAAAAAGCAGACCGTCGGCTTTCGCTATTCGCTGGGGATGCATCTGGCGCTCTGCCATGGGCCGATCGATGCCATCCGCGAGATCCTCGTCGACCGCCGCACGGCCTGGTCTGTCACGACCGGCGTCGGCGTTTCGGGCGGCGGCGCGGCCGTGGAGACGCGGATTGGCACGGTCGCGGGCATGGCGGCAACCGCAGCGCTGGCAGGCGATACCGGCGCTACGATCACCTTTCCCGGCACCCTCGCAGGGGTGCGCATCGGGCAGGAGTATCGCTTGCGCCTCGCTAACGGCGCCAGCCTGACCATCACGCTGCAAGGGGTGAGCCTTGATGCGGAGTTCACGATCACCAGCTGGACCGTGCTGCCGGAGACCCTGAGCTTCCCCGCGCAATCGGTCAATGTGTTCGAGGCGACCAGTGCTGCCAGCAATGCCGGCGCTGGTGGTGGGCGCATCCGGATCAACAAGCCCGACCTCTTCGGGGGCGAGAGCCGCGAGGGGGGTATTCGCGGCGATGTCGATGTGCTGATGGGCGGGCCAGGTCAGGGGCAGAACGACTATCTGAGCGCCCGCATGAACGGCAATGTGCCCGCCTATCGCGGGCTCTGCTCTCTGGTACTGCGACGGGTCTATCTGGGCATCAACCCCTACCTCAAGCCTTGGGCCGTGCGGGTCACCCGCGTGCTGACCGGCGAGGCGGGGGCGGCGCAATGGTATCCCGAGAAGGCCCCGATCGTGCCCGAGGCCAATATCTCGGACGCGGCGATCTACATCACGCTCGATGTCTCGGGTTCGATGTCGGGCACGCGCATGGCGGCCCAGAAGGCAGGCGTGGCCGCGTTGATCCGCGAGATTGGTGCCAGCGTCGATCCCGACCGCCCTAACGACATCCGCATCGTGCTCTGGAACGCAGGCGTCGCAGGATCGATCGAGCGCCGCAACATGGAACCCGAGGATTACGAGGCACTCGAGGCCTGGATGCTGGCGCTTTCGAACAGCACTTCGGGGGGCACAAACTTCAACGCGGCCTTCGCAGAGGCCAGCACCTTCTTTGCTGGCGGCGGATCCAAGCGACGGATCGTCATCTTCGTGACCGATGGCGAACCCTCGCCCATCTCATCAGTCGATGCGGCCGAGGCCACCATCGCCAGCCTGCCGCCCGTCGACATCTTCGGCTTCAATATCGCGCTGGCGGACACGAGCTATACCGCGCGCATCGACAACACGCCTGTGGACGGGGTGCCGGTGATCCCGCCCGGCAACCCGCAGGCGCTGGTCGCCTCCCTGCGCGGGGCGTTCGGCAACGGGCCGGACATGAACCCGGCCCATATCATCCGCGAATGCCTTACCAACCGCGACTGGGGTCTGGGTTATTCAACGGTTGAGATCGGGGCCAGTTTCACGGCCGCTGCGGACACGCTCTACACCGAAGGCTTCGGCCTCTCGCTGATCTGGCAGCAGGATTCGTCGATCGAGGACTTTATCGCCAGCGTTCTTGACCATATCGACGCGACGCTCTTCATCGATCGCCGCACCGGGTTGTGGGAGTTGCGGCTGATCCGGGCGGATTATGTGGCGGGCAACCTGCCGCTTTTTGACGAGACCAATGTCGTGGACTGGGGCCGTCTGGGGCGCCGCGCGCCGTCGGATCTGGTCAACAGCGTGACGGTGCGGTTCACCGATGCCTGGACCGACGACACGGGGGCGGTCAGCGTGACCGACACGGCGCGGGTGCAGGCCATGGGCGAGGTGATCGCGACCACGCTTGATTATCCGGGCATCCGCTACCAGGGGCTGGCAATCCGCGTGGCCGAACGCGACCTGCGGGCGCTTTCCGTGCCGCTGCTCACGGGCGAGATCGTGGTCAACCGCGAGGGGGCCGACCTCGGGCCCGGCGATGTGATCCGGCTGCGCTCGGCCCGGCTGGGCCTCAACGACGTGGTCATGCGCCTGTCGGAAATCGGACAGGGCGACGGGCGCGACAACGGCATCCGGCTGAAGCTCGCCGAGGACGTATTCGCGCTGGGCGCCACCGCCATCGCAGGCGGGCGCATGCCAACCGGCACCGGCGTTGCCGCCCTGCCACGGGCGCTGACCCGGCGCATGGTCGAGGAGGCTCCGTACTGGCTGCTCGTCCGCGAACTGGGCCACAGCGAGGCCGACCGCATCCTGTCGGAGGATCCGGATGCGGGCACGCTAGTTGCCACCGGCGAACGCCCCAGTGCCGACGCGCTGGCGGCGGAACTCTGGATCGACCCCGGCACCGGACCCGCGCAGGAGGGCGTGGTCGGTTTCGCGCCCACGGTCCTACTCGCGGCGGACATCACGGACCACCCGGAGGCGCGCGTTATGCCCGTCACCGGGTGGCGCGATATCGGCGAAGTCGGCATCGGCACGCTGGCGAGTCTCGGCGGTGAACTGGTGCGTGTGGACGGGATCACGTCCACGGCTATCACTGTGGGCCGCGGATGCCTCGATTCTGTGCCGCGCGCGCATGTGGCGGGCACGCCGGTGATCTTCTTCGACGAGGCGGCGCGGATCACCGAAGACGCA